ATTGTGAACGCCTCTGGCACCGTAAAAGTGAGATATAATTGTATTACCTATTACATTTTGCCACTTTAAACCTGGAACAGTTACAATATTTTCCATAATATAAACCATTCTATCATCAGCAGTTATTGATGGATGGAAATACTCTACTTCTAGTCCTAGTGCTGGGTCTGATGGGTTGTATGAATCAACTATTCCTTTTTGGAATAGTGTTCTTCTATTTACCATCTTTACAAAATATTCGTAATCTTTTAGAATATCCCAATCAATACTATTTCTTAATAGTTGGTCTTTTGTGCTGCCAGGTTTTATTAAAATACTATCCATTAAGTTCTTCCCAATGCCTCATGTTTTCTTTAGGTGTAAAATCATGGCAAACATGAATAACCTTTACCCAATCACATCCATTTTCTATTTCTGTTTTTTGAATTTCATCATCTTCATAGAAAAATTCTACCTGTAATCCTTCTTCGTTTTTTAGAAATTTTAAGGTTTTAGCTTTATGTATCCCAGAAGATTTTCTACTTTTATTATCAAAGGTTACACTATTAAAGTATACGTTGTTATGTATACCATTTCTTTTTAAAAAAGCCCTTGTTTCAGGTTCTTCTTCATAACTTCTACCAGTTATTATTACATCTTCTGGACCTGGGTGAATTCCACATTTTCCATTTCCTAAATTTAATACACCGTCAATATCGAATCCGTTTATAACTTTCATTATGATTTTACTTTGTTCATTTGTTTTGATGTAGATTCTGTTAATCTTCTATTAGCTAGCTCAGTGCATTCGTAAATAGCATCTGAAAACATCATTTGATCTGGTGGAGTTTTTTGAGTAAATGCTGAAGGACCTCTTAATGCTCCTACAACGCCTAATTCTCTTGCAACCTTTAAATATCTAATTGCATCTATTACTACTCCTGCAGAGTTTGGACTATCTTGAACACTTAATTGAGCATCAAATAATACTGGAGAACCTCCAAATCCTTCAAGCTCTAATCTAAAGTTTGCAACCTTGTTGTCGCCATAAAAGTGAATATACTCAGATGGTCCTGCATGTAGAAAAGAATCATCTGTTGAAATACCTCTAATTTCGTTTTGTGCTCTAATAACATTTTCTTTAGAAATCTTCTTTGAAGCTAATCTATTCTTATCTTCCATATTTAAGAAGTCAGTATTACCACCGACATTTCTTTGAATATGGGCCTTTACATGGTGACCTCTTTCAAAGGCTAATTCTTGTAGCATTTGAGATACAATACTTGCTCCAAATTGAGAACGCATATCATCTCCAATCAATGGTATACCAGCGTCAATAAATCTTTGTTCCCATACAGGATCAGACGCTATAAATACTGGAATACAATTTACAAATGAAATTCCAGTTTCTAGACAAATTTCAGCCCAAAATTCTGTAGTCTTTTGAGAACCTACAGGTAAATAATTAACAAGTACCTCTACTTTTCTTGCTTTTAATTCTTTAATTACTTTATCTTTCCATTTTCTTTCTAATTTAGAAGTCCAAGATACTCTATTCATATCTGTAGAATTCCTTAGTTTTTCAGAAACTAAGAATCTATTTTCTTCAGGATAGTTATCCATTAAACCAGCATAGCCGTCAATAACTGGAGCCTCAAATACTGGGGCTGTAGATTTAATAGTATCTACAATGTTCCATGAACAATTTGGTTTTTGTTTAAGTGCTTCACCTAATGGTAAACCAGTTTTACGCTCATCAATATCAAATCCTATTACGAATTCAACATCTCCAGCCATATAACCTCCGATATTCATTTTCATTACACCTGTTTTGGCATCAGTATGTTCAGCATAGTATTGAACACCTTCTACCAATGACTTTGCACAGTTTCCTGTTCCAATAATTCCTACTTTAATTTTGTTGTTTTTCTTTGACATTTTAATTCTTCTTTAATTGTTATTTAGTTATAATATAATAAAAATTTTTCAATCGGTAAAATTATTTCACCTTTAATTTTCTCATAATAAATACTAAGTTACGATATCAAAACTTCACTTTTGTGGTATTTATTTTCACAGTTATTTTCCATATCCCACCTATAAAATTCTCTACTAACATGTACACTTTTTGGTTTTTCCATTGCATCAAAAGATAATTGTTGTTTTTCATTTAACATTTCTTTTGGCCATGATTTAACTCTCCAACCATAACGATTACACACAGAAGTTACAGTATCATTAAATACCTGTACAACTTTTGAACGTTCTTCCCATGTTCCATAAAATGGAGTATCTTTATAGTATCCTGTCTTTGGTAATTTTCTACTTTCATCTTCAATAGGTATAGCGTGTACTAATTCAACATGTTTTATACCTAAACAATTTATCTGATCTGCTAAGTATTCTACCATAACTTCAGTAGACTTTTCCCATTTTTCTCTTCTACATAGGTGATGTCTGATATCTATATTACCTACATAGACTGTTAAATGGGTTAAATCGTCAGTGTTTAACCCAGACTTTTCCATAATTTTGGCCTTTAATCCATCTCTTAATACAGAATAAAGAGTTAAACCATCATTTCTACTGGTCATATATCCAGGTTGATACATTGAAAAAGAATGACTATCACCAAAACATAATTTTGTAGTTTTTTCTACCCTGTCAAACATTTCAGTTTTATCTACTGCCTTTTGTAATTCTTCTAGATCTATTATCTGGGCAAATGGAGAAGTAGAACTATTTTTAAGCCTTTTTGAAACCATATCTACTAGATCTGGCATTTCATGTTGTAGGGATAATAATATTCCGGGGAAACTTTCTAACTGGATGAGTTTTTTGCAAAAATCATCACCTAACCCACCAAATAAATTAAGCGTACCTTCAAAACTTATACCCATATACAGTATGATTACGTCATAGCTATTTAACTTTTCAGACTTATCTAAAATTGTTACGTCAGTGTATCCTGCATTTATACATTGGTTCATTACCTTATGGGCCCAAGCTCCATTATGATTTGATATCCTTTTTGATATTGTACCAGATAGTCCGTCAATACCTATTTTAATACCTTTATCCTGAATTTTGTCAATTAATGTTATCATATTATTTTGTTCCTGATGATCCAAATCCACCTTCTCCTCTGTCTGATACACTTTCATATAAATTATTTTCGTCTACTAATTCTACTATTGGATTACCTAAAGGTAGTAATACAAACTGAACTATTTTATCTCCAGCCTCTAGAGTTTGGTCTTGAGAACCAACGTTTGTTAAATTCAAATGTAATTCTCCTTGATAGCCGTGGTCTACTACACATGCTCCAACGTGTAAATTCTTTTTAACAGCTACCCCTGATTTATTAAATGCTATGAGTGCATATCCCTTTGGACAATTAACCTTTACACCAGATGGTATTAATATTGATGCCCCTGGTTTTAAATAGCTAAATATATGGTCATTTGGTATAAAAAAATCTATTCCTGCATCTGTTGGGTTTGCCCTTGTTGGGGTCTTTACGTCTCTAATTTTTGATATTTTCATTATTTTCTCTCTTTGATATAGTTATCTAGTGCGCCTATATAGGCAACACAGTCTAATAAATTGTCCTCTCTATAGTTATATGAATGCCTAGATAGTTTTAAAGCTACTAGGGCAGAATACATATCTTCAGCATTAAAGTCTTTTCCTGTCATTCCACTTGCTATTTTTGCAGCTCGTTCCATGCCTTCGCTAAAGGGTCCATATTGTCTTTCTTTTTCTTCTGATCTGTGATTGACTACATCATCAGCTTGTTTTAATATTGATTCTTTCTTTTTCATATAAATAATTTTTGTGTTTGTTTATTTGTAAAGTCTACTAATTCTGATTTTTCCATACTTTTTTGTGGTAAAAATATTTTTTCTTTGTCTATATAATCTATAGTTATTTCAGGTTTTAATATCCATTGCTCATCAAATTTAGGTTGTACTTGTTTTGATGCATCCATAAGTATATTATTTCTCATATCATAATGCATATCATATAAATGTAAACTGCCGGCTTGGTGGTAATAAGAACCCAATTCTAGTTCTGGATATATACATCTTAATTCATTTAGCATTAATTGCTGAAAAAGTGCAAAGTTAA